GTAACGATAACAAATAAAATATTCTTTAACATATCTTTTTCCTTATTTTTTAATTCTTTTAAAACAATATCTAATAGAGTCTGCTCTACCTTGAGTTGTTTCGCCTAAGAAGCTGAAACTAGGCGATTGTTTAGGACAAGATATTTGTGGTAATTGTAGTGGCGGAATCCATTGTTTCTTTTCAACATATGAGGGCACTAATGGGCTGATGTTAGCATTAGCGGGTATGCTTACAGATAAAACAAATATTCCGAGTATTGCCTTGAGGTTAAAGCAATTATTTTTAGATGCGTTATGCATATGAGTCTCCTTTCGGTTAATGTGCTAAAGGCACAGTATACTGAGGGAGAGGACGAGGATTGATTAGACACGGCCTGTAGGACCCAAAGTCAGTTACGTCTTCTCCATCAGACACTATTTTGATATAAGCCGTTACGGGGTATCAAAATATAGTGCTTTTGGCGAGTATGGCAATCCCGAGCTTCGGGTTTCTAATTGGCCAAGACTCGCAAAATCATTACTACAGGGTATCTAACCTAAGATACATAGTAATGAATTGCCCATCTTAGTTTCTTACGAAACGTTGATTTGTAGCATTACTGGCTACGCAGGGCTTACTGCTAAAAAGTAAACTTTGTAACAGTAACTTGTTAACTTAATCTAGTACATGATAACATGTACTAGATTTCTTGTCAACTGTAATTATTTATTAAATTACAAGTCAACATTGGTCAATCTGGAGTTGATTATACTCCAATCGATGATCTTCCAGATATTTGACAAATACTTTTTCTTGTCAGGACCATAGTCTAAATACCAACTATGTTCCCACCAGTCTATTAGCAGTATTATGTCGTTTTTAATTTGATGATTCTTAATCGTTTTTATCTGTCCGTTTTTAGCTAGATAAACCCATCCTGACCCTTGAATACCCATTGCAACTTTCTCGACTTCGTTTTTAAACGACTCGTAGTCGGTATGATGTTTGTTAATAAACTCTAAGATATTACCGGTAGGTTTGTTTACACCGCCTGGAGGTTTAAATTGTGCAAACAAGATGTTATGTAAGACTGCTCCGCTTTTATTAAAGTCAGCATCACCTTCACCTGAGTTATATCGATCTACATAGGCTTTTGCCAATTTGCCAAAATGAAAATCCATAGCTTCTTTACTTAGAACTGGTTCTAAGTCGTTTCTACTATAGGACAACGGATTTTGTTTAAGATTACCGTCAGCAGCTTCGATAAGATTAATATATTTTTGAAAACTATTTGTCATAGCAATTTAATATTAGTTGTGCTTTCTGTATACTGATCAGCTGCGGATTTTGCTGAAGCTACGATTACAGTTACAGTATCTTTAGATAGTGGTATATCTTTATCCAAGTCGACGGTAAACAAATACGGAAACATACCAATACCGCTTTGTGCCATACTCAACACCATCGGCTTAGATAGCTTATAATGTGTTGCAGTTTCTTCGACTAATTTTGCAATTAGTTCTTCACCGGAAGTAAGTTTAATAGTAATTACTTCTCCAGGGGATACTCCTTTATCAATCAACATGTTTTAATCTCTCTCTTAATTCTTTAACTCCGCCTACAAATTCTCCGTTCAGAAATATTTGAGGTACTGACTTAGCGTTAGGAACGGCTTCTAGTAATTCTTCTTTAGTAGCGTTTACTTCAAGTTTCTTTTCTTCATATTGAATACCCTTTATGTCAAACATGAGTTTTGCTTGATCGCAATGCGGGCACCCAGGTTTACTCCAGATTACAGCAGTTGTCATAGGCTAAATCCTTTTAATGTATCTGAATCCATGTCTTGTTTAATTCCTCCGATGATATAACTTTCAATTTCTGTTTCTTGAGGAGCAGCCTGCAAACCAGAACTTGACAACCAATGTTGTGTCCAAGGTAATGGGTTCTGAGTCACTACTCGATCAGTTAATGGTTTATATCCTAAATTTCTACGACGTCTAGTAGCAATATAATCAGTATAAGCATGTAGTAAATTACTGTTTACACCGATAATAGAACCATATTTACACAAATATGTAGCCCATTGCTTTTCTTCGTTGATGGCAGTACTCCACATATCATTAACTTCTTCTTCACAGTCGTGAATGATATCGACCATTTCGGGATCGTCGTCGCCTTTTGCCCAATTCTTAATAATTGTTTGTGTAATTGCTAAGTGTTGACTTTCGTCTCGAGCAATCAAACTAATAAGTTTAGCAGAGCCCTCCATCGACTTTAATTCTCCAAATGCAAAGGTACATGCAAAGGAGATATAGAATCTAAGACCTTCAAGAATATTAACATTAGTCATGGCTAAGAACAGTTGTTTCTTAACATCATGTAATGTTCCAATTTTGTGATAAAAATAGTCGTCTGCTACAACCATAAATTTGTCATAGTTTTTAGTAACAGTTTTAGCACGTTGTATAATTTCTTCGTCGTCTAATATAGTGTCTAATACTTCAGATGGATCAGAATATAAATTCTTTATTATATGAGTATAAGACCGGCTATGAATAGTTTCAAAGAATTGCCAAGTATTCATAGCCCCTTCGAGTTCAGGAAGCGAACAATAAGGCAAAAATGCCAAACCGGGTCCTCTTCCTTGAACTGAGTCAAGCAGTGTTTGATATTTCAAATTGCTTGTGAAGATATGTTTTTGTTCAGGACGAAAGCTATTAAAGTCTGAACGGTCTTTTTGCAAAGATACTTCTTCAGGCCTCCAAAAATATCCAAGCATAGTTTGATTTAATTTATCAAACTGCGGATATCTAAAACGATCGTATCGTTGTGTATTTTGTGCTTGACCGAAGAACATAGGTTCTTTAGTGAAGTCTATTTTATCTTTATTAAAGACTGTTTTACTCATTTTTTATCTCTGTTATATAGCACAGGCATCGCAAGAATCGTCGTCAGTTGTTTCTTTTGCTTCAACTGTTACAACTTTTTCTTCTTCTACTGACTCGTCTGTTTTATAATCGTAGGTGTTGTGGTAATAACTAGTTTTCCATCCTAGCTTATATGTAGTTAGCATGTCTTTAATCATTACAGACATTGGTACTTCGTTATTTGCATAATGTAACGGATTGTATGACCAATTTCCACTAATTGCTTGATCAAAAAACTTTTGCATAACAGCAACAATGTTAATGTATCCTTCGTTACTTGTCAAGTCCCATAACAGGCTATAATGATTTTTTAATGTTTGAAACTGCGGAACAATTTGTTTTAATGGACCTTTTTTAGATTTCTTAACACTTAGATATCCTCTAGGAGGTTCAATGCCGTTAGTAGCATTTGATACTACAGAACTAGATTCACTTGGCATTTGTGCTGACAGAGTTGAGTTACGAAGACCATGCTCTAATATATCAAGTCTAAGTTGTTCCCAATCGTAGTTAAGTTCTACGTCAACTATCTCGTCAAGTTCTTTTTTATAAGTGTCAATAGGAAGTATTCCTTGCGAGTATTTTGTACGGTTAAAGAATTCACATGGACCTTTTTCTATTGCTAATTTATTCGATGCTTTGAGCAAATAGTATTGAAATGCTTCTGTTAACTGATGTACTAACTCCCATGCAGCTGGATCGTCATACTTGACATGATTACGAGCGAGGTAATGAGCTAACCCAACATAACCGATACCTAACGACCTACGAGCTTTAGTTGATTTTTCAGCTGCGATAATAGGATATTTTTGATAATCAATTAATTGATCTAATGCACGAACAGCAAGCTCGCATAGTTCTTCTAATTCGCTGTTTTCACGTATTAGTCCTACATTAATAGCTGATAAAATACAAAGTGCAATTTCACCTTCTCCGTCGATATGTTCAAGTGGATCAGTAGGCAATGTAATTTCTTGACAAAGATTTGACATATAAACAGTATCTAAGAATGAACTATGACTATTAACATGGTCAATGTTCATGATATAAATGCGACCAGTTTCTGCACGTTCTTTCAGTAATGCTAAGAATAAGTCAATTGCTTTTACAGTTTTCTTACGAATAGACGAATCTTTTTCGTATTTTACATATAGTTCTTGAAACGTAACAGGATCAGATGCAAATGCTTCGTACAAGCCAGGCACATCATGCGGGCTAAACAAAGAAACCTCAGTATTAGCAATTAAGCGTTCATAAAACAGTTTTGAAATCTGTATAGAATAGTCCAATTTCCTTACACGATTATCTTCAGTTCCTTTGTTATTTTTAAGAACTAGAATGTCTTCTATTTCATAGTGCCAAATTGGGAAATGAACGGTAGCTGAGCCTCCTCTGACTCCGTTTTGCGTACAGCAGCGAACTGTGGATTCGAATTTCTTTAAAAAAGGAACCAAGCCAGTGTGTGAAACTTCTCCGCCACGTATCTTGCTATTGATTGCACGGATTCGACCGGCGTTAATGCCAATCCCAGCACGTTGAGCAGTATAACGGCCAATAGCCATATCGCTACTGAAAATGCTATTAAGAGTATCGTCAACGTCAACAAGGACGCAACTAGCAAACTGATGGAGAGGCGTTCTGGCCCCAGCCATAATGGGCGTCGGGACGTTAATTTTGTGTGTGGAGATCGCATCATAATATTTTTTTACAAAACCTAATCGTTTATCAACAGGATATGTGGCAAATAAGGTAGCTGAGATTAACATATACATTACTTGGGGAGTTTCAAACAACTGACCAGTTGATCGATCCTGTACTAGGTACTTATCAACAACTTGTCTGAGCCCTGCATAAGTAAAATTCTCATCACGATCGTGTTTAATCCACGTTTCCATCTTTGCAATATCATCTTTAGTATAATAGTCAAAGATCTGCCCGTCGTAGACTCCACGTTTTACATTAGATTTAATTAGCTCTTTTAATGGGATTCTTTCAAACTGCCCGAATACTTCTTTGTAAAGCCCATATAAAAGCAAACGAGCTGCGGCATATTGATAGTTTGGGTTTTCTAAACTAATAAGGTCACTTGCTGATCTTATTAAGATCTCCTGAATATCTTTAGTAGTCATACCGTCGTAAAATTGAAGATTTGCATTCATTTCAATTTGGCTAGCAGAAACACCTGATAACCCGTTACATGCATAATCAACAACTGTGTGTATTTTGTCGATGTTTATCGGAGTCTTATCTCCGTTTCTTTTGATGATATTGATGTTCTTAGACACCTTTGTAACTCCTGTTAAATTCTTATGCGGGAAAGTATGAATATTTATTGGTAATTTTGTTGGTGCTGAATTAAAATGAATTCAGCACGTTTAACAAACAATAATACTATCTAAGACCAGTTGTGTCTAGTGAATAATCTCAAAAAGATTAACTTAACAGTTCGTACCAATAATGAACAGTACCAGCAAGTGCATTGTTAGTATAAGTTACTAATACAGTCTCGTAGGTACTATCGGCATTAGTATCGATGAATTTGGCATCGAAATATAATGCGCCTTCAATTGCGATGTTAGCTGTTGATACATTAAACTCATCAGTTACTAACACAGTTGCGTCAGACGAATTAATAATTAGAGTTAATTCCCCACGGCGCATTAAACTAGTTCCGACTTTGTACAAATAATGTATTACATAGGTAGCACTGGTGTTTCCAGGTAATTTTATAAATGGAAGTGCAGGAATAGTTGTTGAAATAGTAACAGTGTTGTTAAATTTATGACCACCGATAACAGCACCTGATACCTCTCCGTAGTATTTGTCGACTTCGTTTTGCGAATCGTTTAATTCATATGCACGATCAAAGAAGTCATTGTCGGAAATATTTCCAGCTGTAGTAAACACTATTGCTGCGTTACTAGCTAACGTATTTGGACCGCCGTCATTACCAACTTGAATATAGGTATTTGCATACGACATATTACCAACACCTTTAGCAACATGATATCCTATAAGGTCTATATCTTTAAATATAGAGTTTGAAACTTTACAATTTCTTGGGCCATATGCCTGACCTGTCCCCCCAGAAGAGCCAACACCGAAACGAACACCCGATTCTACCTGTTCGAAATGGCAGTTTGTAAATATGTTATGACGTATGTCGTACTTACTATCTACAGCATTTTTTAAGTTAATGAAGTCACAACTATCAAAAATGTTATTTTCACACGTAATCAGGGTGCTCGCGGCAACTAGTTCAACTCCGGTTTCGAACGTTGCTGTAGAGTCAACATTCCAATTGCCTTTAAATTTAATGTTAGAGAATTTTGAATTTTTAGTTGCTTGTAACGACAAGCAGGCTTGATTACCGTAATTTTCCAAAGTTAAATTACTAATTTCAATTTCTCTCGGTTGATTAGTTGCATCAGTATATACCAGCGCGTTCCCGTCGTATAGATTATTTGTGCTTCCGTTAATAGTTTTAATAACTGGGCCGTCGAATAACTGACGTATAATAGTCTTATCTTTACCTGCACCGCGGATAATTGCAAACGGAGGAACTAGTAACGGACCTGAAATAACATATATACCAGGCTCAAAGTTTAATACTACTCTCCAAGCGACATCATTACTGTTTTCTCTTATTAGAGGATTGAGATACATTTGAGTTATTGCTAATTGTATCGATCCTGTATCGTCAGTGACTCCGTCGCCTTTTACACCAAATGACCTAACCGATACTGTGTCGTCAAGTCTTGCTTGTAGAAATCTTGTAGTTGATGTAGGAATACCTGTAGATAGTTTGAGGTCTGCAACTAAATCAGGTCGATATTCATACGATTGACTTAGAGATAATGCTGATAATGTTGATATTGCATCAAGCAAGTTTTCTATTTTTTGAGCATCGTTTTCAGTTAATACTCGGGTATTGCCTACAGCAGGTGCTCCTTCACTGACTGACCCATTACCGATATATAGTTCTTGAGTATCTACAGCCCAACCGAATTCACCACTGGCTAATTGAGGTAAGCCAGTGCCACTATTGGCTTTGCCTCTTCTGATTTGTATTTTCGATATTTGAATAACAGCCAAAGTCGTTCTCCTTTTAGCTATTTATCGACTTAGAGGCACTAATTGTTTTCGTAGTATTCTGTTACTCTGTCCCACCACTTGTTTGACCAGTAATTGTAGTGATCAGGGGTTAAGATAAATTCTTGATATTGTGGATCTCCCCAAACTCCAGGAGTAAGTTCAGGTGGTTTAACGCACATAAGAACAACTCCTTTTCTTAT